AGATGATATCGCAAATTGGAACATCCGCAGCCGCTGGGGCGCTTCCGGCCTTGGCGGATCTGCCGACCATCGTAGAGCGTGGACTGGATTGCGTGCTCAGGCATTCGATCGATCTGCTACTCTTGAGTAAGCGCTGCAACAACTGCAAAGTTCTTGGAACTATTCGGACAACTTGGCGAACTGAACGCAGCCAACCGCGTTATCATCACTTCGCCAGAGGCTCTTGTTGCGAACTTCCTAGATCTTTCTGAAGTCTTAACTATCGACAAGTACGGCCCACAGGCAACAGTTCTCAGCGGACAACTTGCTTCTTACTTTGGAATGCCTATTGTTCTGTCAAGATTTATGGGTGTAGATATGGCTGATACTGGGCTATATGATAACGCTACAAAAGATAAGTCAGGGATGCTTGTTGTTGCTCGTGATAACTGGATGATGTTCAGCAAACGCGGAATCACCGTCGAGCAAGATAAGGATATCACAGCCGGCGCAATCAATCTTGTATGCACTGAGCGCGTAACTTTCGACACTTTAGATCCAGATGCGACCAAGAACGTTGCCTACGGATTCAAATTATCTGTATAATAGGAGTTTAAAATGAAAATCCAATTACCTGTATATATTGAGGCGGGCGCGACCACAGACGAGACTAAATATCTCGCCTTCGATGAGCGCTACGAACTAAAGGCCGTCAAAGTTGTTGGCGATGCTATTGCAGCCGATAATACTGATTATTCTATTCTGAAAGTTTTCGGAAATGACGGATCAACAGAGGCTTTTCAATGGAGTACACAAGACACGGCAGAAGGTGCGCTGACTGCTGGCGTTCCTGCTGATCTTGTCGATCAAAATTCCGGAAAAGCCCTCTTTGATGCAAAGGCTATCAAGATCACGAAAACACATGCGGGAGCCGGCAAGGCAGTTGCGGTTATGTTGATTTTGAGCCTTGAGCAGGCTAGAAAATACTAATCATATGAGTTGCCATGAGTTTAGTATCTGTCGCCACGTTGAAAAATTACTTGCCCGAATATACGGGCACGGCGGCAGATACTGAACTAGGCAATTTGCTTGAGCGTTGCGAGAGTGAGATCGCGCGCTTCCTAGGCTTCCCAGTTTATGACTCGGGAAGCAATCCTGTTTTAGGGTCGCAGACATACACGCTCTATATTGACGAGCCGATGCACTCTAATCAGATGGTGTTACAACTGCCTATCAAGCCCCTTGTTTCCGTGACGAGCGTACACGCAGACGAGGAAAGAGAATATCCATCAAGCACAGAGATAACATCAAGCGAGTACGAACTTGACTTGCAGAACGCTCGAATAATCCTGAAATACAACGTGAGCACGGAAGGATTTGTAACTGCTTTTCGTGGCAATAAAGTTGTCTGCGTTGCTGGATTCGGAGACTCCGTACCGGCGGATCTTGAGCATGCAATCTGTGTATTCGCAAGTCAACTCCACAGGCAAAAATCATATCAAGGGAAGCAATCGCACGGTCAGCGAGGCGCGACAACAACATATAGCCCGAAAGTTATCCCGCAAGAAGTAAAAGAGATCCTCTATCCGTTACGATCCTCCGCTATGGTGATGTGATGGCCCAACAGATTACAATAGAGGAATTTCGTAACAACCTAAAAGCCGCACAGTCCGAACTTTTGCAACGACTGGAAAAGCAACTTAAACTATCCGCTCTTCGAATGGAAGGCAGATCAAAAAAGCGTGACTTTTCACAATTTAACAACGACACGGGAAGACTACGCCAGAGCATCGCCGGAAACTTCGGTATTATAGAAGGAAGGCCTTCTGCGATACTGCAAGCAGGCGGCCAATTTGGCGGGGCTAATGTTGATTATGCTGAATATATAGAGTTCGGTACAAGATACATACGACCTCGTTTATTTTTGGGCCGTTCTGTCGAAGCAGAGAAGAAGCAATTCACGCCCGATCTCAAGAAACTTGTAACCGCTATACTACTAGGAAGAAAGAATGCCGGATAGCAGAGTATACAGGATTCTGAATGCGATTCAGGGAAAGATTGCTGCGGATTTCTCGCTAAAGAGTTCAGCGCTCGATATGACTGGACGAGTTGTGCTGGGATCTATTGCAGATCCTCCCTATGTGCCGTTTGCTTGCGTCGATTTCTTGGACTTTACGAGTGTACACGGCCAAACGCTCGGACGCTATACAATGACGCCACGTTTCGAAATCTATTGCTTTGTTGCAGGCTCCGATCTTTCCGAGCGTGTGCGCGCATCGCTGAATCTTTCAAGCGACATCATCGAGAACTTGACTGCCGATCGATTTCTTGGACTTGGTGGTGGCGTTATTGACGATGTGTTATGCCAATTTACAGCGATTGACGGCGATCGATACGGGCTAGACGGAATCGGAATAGGCTATATCGAAGTTTCTACGCCATTCCAGAGCGCAACAGGGATATAACAATGGGCTGGTATAATAAGAATTACAAAAAGAGACAGATGATCGGCGTTGATGTTTTCGGCGGTACTGGAATTGCCGCTACTATCGACATCGAAGTAGAGGTTCCGAGCGATTGGGATACTTTCTGGGACGAAATACGATCCGACTTTCTGGACGTTGTTGTAACAGATCCGAGTGGAAAACTCGTAAAGTTCGCAAGGAGCGGAGCCAACTACGCAAACAGAACACTAACATTGCAGATTGACGCATACAGCAGCAATAATGACGATTCAATGAATGCTCTGTGGATATATTACGGATATGCAAACGAAAGCGTAGATAGTTCTGTTGCCGTGACGATTACAAGCGCCAAAACGGGCTATATTCTGCTCGAGCGTCCCTATTCTAGGATTGTGCCCTCAGTTGGAGGACAGAGCGCCACAGATGCGCCAATTACGTCGTTCAACAAGGGCGCTAATGATGAAGTTGATATTTTTTTCCTCACGAGCGGATTACTTGGAAGGAGAATCGACAATTACAACGAGCGTGATTTCTTTGAGGCGGTCGACTATGTGACGATCGCATCCTATGACAACGCCGGTGCAAATGACGCAACGCGCTACGATGAAACGGAAACAAGACTTGGAAATAACTTTGTACGGGCACGATATAAACTCGGCGATACGGGAAGCGACTATGCTGTAACCGTGCAAATTGTGACGACTGAAAAGCAAATTATAGAATCACGGGCTATACTGAGAGTAAAAACTCTCTTGCCTGATTAGAGGAGAATGAAAGATGCCTACATTATACGGATTTAATGCATTTGTTCGATGTGCAATAGAATCGACTTGGGGAACTGCGAACACTACGAGCGCGCAACAAGTCGACGTACGATTAAACTCAAACAGTCTGCAAGTCGCACAAGAACGACCACGAAAAACGAATCTTTCCGTGCCTGCGACTGGAATGCTCGCAAGTACATTCGATGCGTTCAGAAATGCGGGCGGTGCTGTTGATATTCCTATTCAATACAACGGATCGGGAATGTTCTTTTATCTCGCTCTCGGAAACTATACAACGGCAGGATCTGGCCCGACTTATACTCATTCATACGTTCCCGCATTCGCTCTTCCCTCGATGACTATCCAGTTCCAAAGAGGATCTAACCTGAATAACTCAATGGAGCAATTCACGGGCGTAATGTGCTCATCTATGAGCATTTCCTGCGCAGCGGGCGAAGAGATGACGGCATCTTTTGAACTCATCGGAAAAGACGCGAGTGCAAGAGCAACAAACTTGTCAAGCGCATCTTTTCCGAGCGGTGATAGTGTGCTCCACTTCGAATCGGGCAACCTAACAATGAGCGGATCACTTACGCCCTCAAGTGTAGAAATCCGATCGTTCGAGTTGACGCTTGATAATAAGTTAGAGCGCAAGAACATCCTAGGAAGTAAGTTAACCGCTCAGCCTGTAATCTCAGACGTTCGAGAAGTAACAATGCAGATTACCGCCGATGTAGATGACAATGATGTATACAATGATCAACTAGCCGGAAATAGTGGCGATGTTACTCTTGTTTTCACGTCAACAGGAGATAGCGCGCACAATATTACATTTACTCTGGACAACGCCGTGATCGAAGAATACAGCGATGCTGTTACGGCGTTCGGAAGAGTGGAAAGAACTTTCACGATTCGCGGGCTTGCTTCTAGTTCTGACGAGGGGTTCAAGATCGACATAACAAATGCAAACAGTTCTGGAACCGTGGGATAATTCCATTGGTTAGAATGTGAATTAAGAAGCCCCGCCTGAGCGGGGCTTCTTTTGTTTATCCGATAAGAGATCCTATCTCTCTAAAATCGGCGAAAGTTGCGCCCTCGTATCCCTCTATCTCTTCATTGTCTAGATATGCGCCGATATCATAAAGATCGTTATCGTAGTTGTAATCGATATGTATTTCTATGATACTTCTTTTTTCTCCGAATTCACCATGTCCAATATCAGATATATAGCAAAACACATTTCCAATTGATCCGATTGCAGTCCAGCGAAATGTTTCACCGTTAAAGATGAAAGAGCGAGGCGCTGTTGTTAGGTATTGCTTTCTTAGTGTTCTTAATTCTTGGCTTGTCATTTTTAACTCCGTTGTTGTTGTATACTATTACTATACTATGCGCATAGATATATTGCAAGTGAATAATTAATTATTTTTGATATTTTTTTCCTAGCGATTATAATTCTATACATAGCAACGGAGGAATAATGCTAAAAGAATTTCTCAAAGAAGTCGAACAGGCTTCTTTTTTCACTGTTAATTGTTTTAATGATCGGATTATTTTGCGGGGTCGGATCTTGTCTCCACAGGAGGCTGAATCCGTTTCGCTGAGTAGTTCGCTTATGATTTCGCAGATCTCGCAGGCGGGAGGGAAGCGCTTGCAGGATCTGCGGAATCTTTCCGATCGACTTATGAGCGACGAAGTCAAGCAAGAAGAGATCGACGAAGCATTCCAGTTTATCCAGAAGTTGAAACCATCACAGATCGAAGCAATTGCTGAGCAACAGAGCAAGGTTATTTCTCAAGTCGTAAAAGAGGCTAGTATGGACAACGGTGTAACATGGGAGCCTATCAAGATCACACTAGAGCAAGACAAACAAGATGCCGAAAAAAACATTCTCTGGATAGGAATGCTTTCAACCATCGATCGATCGAACATTATAAATTCGACAATGCAGGGCCACAGGGAGGCTGTCGAAAGACTAAGCACGTTTCGCAAATGACGAGGACTATATTAATCTATGCGATATAATCGGACGCGTGTACGGCGTACTTCCGAGCGATGTTAGAAAGATGAACTGGGAAGATCTCCTGTTTTGCGTTCGTTGCGTCAAGGCAAGA